GTTTGGAGTATATCTGTTGGACAAGTTGTTGGAGTATTGTCCGCCCTGGTTATATTTGCACGCAAAGAAATCATTGGATGAGATGGCCGCGTGGGTCAAGTCCAATGATACCGGTGCACCTTACCAGATGTCAGACATTTCTGGTTTTGATACGAGTGTTCGAGGGGCTGCAGTTCAGCTTGGTGTGCGATTCATGCAACATTTCAATGTCCCGCAAGATATAATTGACGATTATGTCGAGGACAAGATGGATTTCAAAACACGCACAATACATTTTGGATTGATGACTTTCTCCGGTGAGATTTTCACGTGGTTGATGAACACGTTGTGGAATTTAGGGAGAGAGTGTGCCAAATACTTGTTGGAGCCAGTTAAAGATCCCGCAATGGCATCTGGTGATGACTTGACTAGGTGGAGATCGAGGCCGGTGAATCCGAGGTGGAAGTACTATGAGCATTTGGATGTTTCAGTTGAGAAGAGGTACGAGTCCGATGTTGGAGAGTTCTGTTCGTTCATGATCAAGAAAGGGGTGTTGGTGAAAGACCCCATAATACTTTATCGTCGACTAGAAGCGCAGATCGAGCGCGGAAAGTTGGATGACGTGGCTCTTGGTTACTTCGAGATGTTCGTTTCTATGTATAACCTCACAGACACTTTGTACGACGTGTTTGATGAGAGGAGACTAGAATATGCTCGAGCAATTCAAGATATCATGTTCAACTTACGTAAAGTCTATGGCAAGTCTTTCTCATTGGATTGGTCAAAAGCTCAGATCGATGGTGATGATCGTGAGTATGGGAAGCCGAATGAGTTGGAGTCAACGTTTGAAGAGATCGGTAATTTCTTGGAGAGTGCGATTGTTCCCTTGTATGATGAAGAGATGGTGCGCCAGTATACCCAGCCCGATTTGTCTCTATTCTATCAGTCATGACTTCTCAGACATCAGCAGCAAATGTGCAAATGCCGAGTGCCCCTAGTGATGGGGGAGCAAAGCAAGTTCCGGATCCAGCTACTGATATTATTTATATCAACTTGAACACGGATGGGGAGAGGAATATCAACGCTAGGTTGATTGATTTGTATGCCGAGGCTTTCAATGGTGTTGGGAACACCGAGATTCTGAAGCTTGAGATCTATTGGACGTGGACAGGTGAAAAACAGTACTTGAAGTACATGATCGTTGGAAACGATTCGAGTTTGTCACCAGATTTCTTTCAGGGTCCAGGTACCACTTTGTATAGTGGTAACATGTGGACAGGCAATCAAGAAAGGGCTGAGGTCCCGATCGGAGCTTTATTTTCACGACAGCTGAAACCTGTTTCAGCTAACGCGGTTGAACCGAAGTTATGTTTAAAGGCGCATAAGGATGTACAGATATCAATTTGCCTGCACGTGAGGCATGTTGGTCCAAGAATGCATTACACAACGTGGTCCTTTCGTGCCACAGCTTGAAGCTGTTTTACAGATCAAAATTCAGGAAGAAGTTGTTCCCGAGGTCGAAGATGTTTTGGAGTATGAGTCCGTAGGTACACCAAGTGTTGAATCCGCTGCTGTTAGCGCGGATGATAGTGGTGTTGAAGTTTCTGAAGTGTTTGATGTTGATAGTTGTGAGCTACCATGTTTCAGTGTTCAGAATGTTCCATATTTTCCCGATCCCAATTCTTTGGAGAGGCAAGAGTATTACTTTCTTGACGGTGTCAGAGTTGAGAGAGATGTTAGGAAAAACGCAAAGTTTAATCTTGTGCAACGAAAGAAGTGCAAAGATTTTATTATGCGAGTAAAGCGTGAAGATGTTTGGGTTTCAGAGATTTTGCTGAAGACGACTATGAAGTAGCGTCTCAGTACTTTGATTACAATCATGCATTCACAGAGATTGAAGAGATTTTGTTGGTTTTCTACTAGTTCCGTATACAGGTTATTGTAGTAAGGTGTTTAGGGCTAAGGCCCTGATGCTAGAGTTTACCATACCAGCGCAGTGAGCGCGGTTAAAAAAAAA